GTTTTGACCAAAGTTGACTGTATATGTATGAACTACTACAGAACTACCATCCGCAAGTGTTAAGAATAAAGGAAATTGTGCCTCTGTATAAGTGTCTATTGTTCCCTGAGAAACTCCGTTCTTATACATCACAACTGTTCCATCAGAATCAATGGAAATACCAATAACATGATATGTTTGTCCTGCCCATCCAGCACCATAATTAGTTGAAGTGCCGGAGTCATAAACAGCACCGCCAAAATGATATGATAATCCATTAGTGTTAGTACCTGGATAATGTCCTATACCCCCACCAGCTACACCAATTCCAATCATCTCATCTTTGTAATTTCTTGTCTCCCAATACCACTTACCTGAGGTAAATGCCATATTTGCTTGAACAACTTTATCATTAATTGAAGATTGGGCAAATAAGTTTCCATCTGAGTAAGAAACTCCATCAGTATGAAAAGGAAATAGAGGATTCAAAGTAGCAAAGTTATTCTTACAAGTATCATCAGTTGTTCTCCAACTCTCAATACCTACTGGTGTGTAAGGTTTGGGAACATCAAAACCACCTTTGTATTTTGCTACACCTTTGTAAATACGAAGGTCTTGTATGGAACCAATTATCCTATTTGCAGTTGACCATAGTCCAATATTCAATTTATCTACGGGAGTAAATATTGATTGTGTTCCAAGATCCGTATTAATACCAACACAAACACCATTAACATATCCCAGTAAGTTACTACCATCTCTCACCATAGCATAATGAACCCATTCATCGGTTGGCAAAGTAAGACCAGAAACGTTTATGGCAATTTGATTGCCGGAAGTACCATTAAAAGACACGTAAAATCTTGGTAAGCCACTACTGTTTTGATAAACTAACCAAGATCTTTCATCATTAGCACTATCCCATATACCTACTCCACCTGATCCAGCAAAACTTGTAGCACTCTGCCAATACTCAACTGTAAAATCTCCAGATCCAAAAGCAAAGTCTGAATTGATTGGTGTACTTATATAATCTCCAACTGATGCAAGATGTATAGCACTTCCATAATAATTACCAAGTTCATAACCCACACCAGCATTACCATTTGCTGTAAGTGTCTTATTAGTTCCACTACCTTTGATATCAGCAGAGTATTCTCTTACTGCATTTGCTAATTTGAGAGAAACATTATCAAAATATGCAGTTCCAGTATTTCCTGCAGAAGTCATCAATCTAATATAAACAGAAGTGTTTGTATCACTGGCAAAGTTAACTGCATAAGTACCACTACCAGAAACATCTAAAGATACTAAAGTTGCAGAATTGGCAGAATTTCTTACTTGTAATCTAACCCCACCTGCAGTTCCTAAATCAACATCTACCTCTAATGTGTAATTTGTACTTGCAGATACAGAAACTCCAGAACTAGTTTCTGCACCATCAAAGTCAGTAGAAGCATCTATTGCTAATCTTTGATATAAACTATCCCAAGTTGGAGTAGAATTGTATCCAGTCCAACCAGTGATATTACTAGTAAAAGTTCCATTAGTAAATAATTCTGTATTGGTATTTTCTAATGCAATACCAGGAACAGCAAGAACTAAGTTAGCAGCATAAGAGTCACTTCTCAACTGACTAACATAAGCATCAGAAGTTGTAGGAGCACCATTGCGTGGTTGTGGTAAGTCTTCACCTTTCAGTGTAATAATACTATTAGGGTCACAATGGAAGTCAGCACCAGAATTAGAACTATCATTCATAGGAAGATAGAATCCATTGACTCCAAATCCACCACTATTATTGATTACATTCTTGATGACTGATGGTGATTTAGGAACCCATTGTCCTGGTCTGAAATCAGTTGCTTCTGTAGTTCCAGAAGACATATAACCGTCTCCATCTTTATAGAAACCAAACACATCTGGTTCAAGTGCTTGACCGTCTACGTAGAAGTAATCAAATAGTTGTGATTTAGTTGAGGTAGAAAGAGTTGAACTGTTATTGGGTCTTTGAGCTCCAATTAAAGACCTGACTAATGTCGATACCGAAGTGTTATAATTTACATCATAATCTACTAAAGTAGACGAGTCAAAATTTGTAATCAAAGCACCATTTAAATATAATTTACATCTACTTTTTTCATCACCAAGAGTTGTATTGACCGCAACCATAACATGATACCATCCACCATTATCTCGCTGCAATCTATCACTATCATTTATTAGTTCACTAGTACCACTATTTTGATCTATTAGTCTTATTGCATTATCTGATCGTAGCTGTATGCCAAATTGTTGAGAACCATCAGAGTCAGCTCTTTGTTGAAAAAGATAATCAGTTTCGGTACTACTATTTTTCTTTACCCATAATGCAAAAGTAAATACCTTACGATTACCAGTGCTGGTAGGAGTTCTCTTTAAAAGTTCGTTTGCCATTATCCTTACCTCAACCTAAGATAGTAGAACCTGATGGGAAATAATCAGAGATTATCTCCACCCAATTTGTGCCATTATAGACTTCTAACGCAGAACTAGTAGAGTTCCACCTAATGTATCCACCATATGCTGTTGATGGTCTCTGAGCAGTAGTACCAACAGGTAGAGCAACTGCATCAGTCCTTTTCGATATATCTAATGATACTGCTGGAGAGGTAAGAGTCCCAATACCAAGATTACCCTTCTCTGGGGAAACATGTGTATCACCACTGTTCAAATCAATGAACATTGCAGGATATTCACCTGTTTCACCTTCAGATCTACCTTTTACAGTAAAACAAGAAAAATCTCCAGTTGAAGGAGAACCGCCTGAAGGTCGGGTATCAATTCTATATAAACCACCAACTCTGCTAGTGCTAATTCCACTTATTTGGGTAATATTATTTCCAATTGTGAAAATTTTACCATCTAATTCCGTAAATATAGCAGAACCAGTGGTTGATCCTACTGCAGTGAGTACCACTCCACCATCAGTACTAACCGGATAAAAACCACCTGAAATATCACCAATTTCTATATTAACATCGGTATTTCCTAGTGAAATATTACTAGAGGTGATGGTGGTGATACCAACTAAAGAAGAACCAACACTAATACGCTCACTAATATCTAAATTAGTGAATGAATAAGTATCGGTCGATGTTATAGTTTCTGCACTGATACTGGTAGCAGAAACCACACCAACATTCAAGTCTGTTGGTGGCCCAACTGCGGTGGTAAAACCAGCTAAATTACTTGCCCTTGACATATCGGTGTATTTTTAGTTATTTATAGTTCAGGTATTAAGTGGTTTGGGATTATTCTTCGAACAAAATAGATTTAGTGGCCATTACGGGCTTAATTTATTATTAAACAAAATATGTTATTTGTGCATTGTAATTCCTTGCAGTTACAAAAATTGCATTGTCTCCATTAACAACACCATCCATAGAATTAATGGCAACGTTAGCATTACCAGCAGTAACTTGGGCAACAAAGATGTCACCATAAGCAGTTGATTCTCTACATACACCAGCATGATGAAATGCACTACTACTGTTAAATGGAAGACCATTAAATGCAGCACTGGCATTGTTTGAACCAATTGCACTAAATTTAACTTGAAAATGAACAGAAACTAAATTACCTATTTTTGTGTAATACCCACTAGTAGTTGATAAAGTATATCCTGATGATGTGATATTTGGAGTCCAAGTACCTTCTTCATAATCATCTAGAAGTTCAGAGGTCATTCCTGATGCATCACCAGTGGCAGAGAAGTCAACACCACCACCATCTGGAAGTTTTATAACTCCAGACCTAGTAAATCTTACGCATTCAGAGCCACCAGTTCCATCATCTTGTCTGGTTCTAAACACCATCTCTGCATTATTGGAAGGATTACCCCCAACAATAATTTCCCATGTCCTTGCATTTGCGTTAGAATTATTAGCATCTATTCTAATTGCACAATCACTATTTTGTGAAATTTGAAGGGCTTTAGTTGGATTATCAGTTCCGACACCAACATTACCTTGTTTTAAAACTAGATTATTAGTATAATATGTACCTGCATATCTAGTAAAAAATTCAAGAGTATTATTGGTAGTATTTAATCGCATACTACCATTATATGCTGTGTTTGTAGACGATACTCTAATATTAGGGTCACTAGATCCAACTGCTTTTATTGATCCAACTACTGTTAGTTCTTCATCTGGATTATCAGTTCCGATGCCAACCAGACCAGTAGAAGTTATACGAAGTCTCTCAACATCATTAGTACCTAGTGCTAATGTATTAGTAGCTGGACTACTAATAGAAGTACCAGAACCAACATTCAATGCACCAGATACGGTACTCACACCTGCTAGAATGGTACCCCCACCAATAGTCGTCTGAATTGACGGAGTAGAAGCATCTAAATGCTCAATATTATTAGTCTTGAGGGTACTCATGTCTATCTACTTTTTAGGTATTTATTGAACTTATACGGCTGGTTTGTTTGCAATCAGATATGCTTTGTAAGCATCCTTGACTCCTTGTGTCCATGCAGCATTACAAATTGCTTGAACATCTGCATCTTCACCACTGATATCTGTGTCAACAAAGTTGTCACTATCATCAATAGTACCACATGACAGTGCATGTCTGTGGAAAGAACGTGCAACTTCTACACCATCCTTCTCGATAACTTCTGCTCTACGTACTTGTACAGCTTTATATGTTCCAACGACTTCAATCTTGTCGTTTTCAAATCTTTCAGTAAGTGCCATTAGGAAAATCCTCCGAATTAAACAGGTTTAGGCGTAAGTATTTATTATCAACCTTCAAGTGCAGACAATCGTGCCTCAAGGGAGGTGTTTTGTGTTTCAAGGGTTTCGATCTTTGAAAATGCATCCTTCAATGCCTCAACCAAAACAGGAATAATCCCCGTCTTCTCTATGGATTTAGACCACTCAGATTGCGTATCATCTTTATATGCATCACTATAATCATCAACAATTTCTCCTTGCCCATAACCTTGTACAGTTGCTGCAGTCGAAACTCGATTAATACCCATGGTTTGATGAACAAGATTTGGTATTACAGTTTCTACCTCTTGAGCAATAAATCCATACTTTGTATCAGTCCCCATTTTTGCTTCTTCTTTCCAGGTAAAAGTCCTTCCCTGAAGTCCCTTAATAATAGTTACTGCATCACTTGCACTAATATCTTGTATATTTTCTTTTAATCTACCATCAGAAATATCAGCACTAGAACTACCGGTAAAGTTTCCAGTAGAAGCATTAATGGTCAAGCGAACAGTATCGTTGCCAGCGGTAAAATATAGATCACCGGTACTACCGTTGTGAATAATTCTTTGACCAATTCTCATCCCCCGGTTTTCCCAGTTCATAAACTGAGAAGTAGCATTATGACTTCTTATAATGAGACTAGCGTTAGATCCCGAGTTAGTAACTGCTTGAGTATTTTCAATTTTTAGATAACCAGTGGAATCATTTTGAGTGAATGCACCTTGAACATGAAGCTTTGTATCAATATTTCCGAGAGTTCCCAGACCCATGTTGCCATTCTCATTGATTCGCAGCCGCTCGGCTGCAGCCCCTGTTGATGCTGACGTATAGAAAGTCATCAGTGATGAACCATATGTCGCCGTTAATCGACACTCCCTATCAGTTTCGCCAAGCGTTACACGTAATCCACCATAATGGCTTGCAACTTGATTATTAAGATCAAATATATTTTTTCCACCCACCCTTTCACTTTTGACCATTAAAGGCATGGTAGGACCTACCTCTCCAATCCCTATATTGCCCGAGTCGTCGATGCGCATCCGCTCGCTATTTGCTGTAGAAAATGACATAAAGCCACTTTCTCTTAAATACAGCAACGTATTTAAACCGTTTTGAATAATGTTAAAACCGTTAGACGCACCATTGCTGCCAGTAGTGCTGTTAGTTAGTCCTAAGTGAGTTACTGTTGCTCCTGACGAATGGATTTCTAGCGAATTTCTGCCAGTGCCAAAGTTGGAAGGCGCTACTCCAAGCGCAACCCTGCCCGAGCTGTCGAGGCGCATTCTTTCTGCATTATTCCCATTATCAAAAAATATAAGAGCATTAGAGCCATTGTTATGATAAAGACTATACTTATTAGTTCCCTGAGTTGCCCAACGAACTGCAGAATCTCCATTACTATCAACCTTTATTGCACCACCTGAACCATAAACATGTAGAGTCTCACTTGGAGCTGTAGTTCCAATACCAACATCACCAGTACTATCTTCAATCATTGAAGAGTAAGTTACAATCCCAGCGGTTCCACTGTTCTTATAGAACTGATTAGCAGCACCATTATTACCTGGCAGGGTAATAGTATTATCACCTGCGACTGCTGGTGCATTGATATCAATCGCACCAGATGTAGTTCCTCTTAAACTCAGACCCATGGTTTTATACTTTTTAGTTATTTATCAGGCAGTAGATGAAGCCGTTAATATATGCTGTGAAGTAGGTACAGCATTCTGTACAATGACCTCATAGAAGAATGCTACTCCACTATCACCAGTTGGGTTAGTAATATCAATACTATATCCAAAACCACCTGAATTATTGAATGCGTAACTGGAAGTTGAATATGTGTATGCAAATGGTGTAGTTACTGATGCACTATCAGATGATGTACCACTACTATTTGTAAAGACCCTACACATAAACTGTGCTGCTACATGATTACTACCTGTATTAGATGCTGTCCAAGAACCAGTAGCATTAATCGTAATCATTGCAGAAGTTCTATCAGTTCCAGTGAAAGTAAATCTAGTCAATTGACCAGAGTCTAATGTATCACTTACATAATACTTTCTAATTGTGCCGTTTGCAATGTTCTCGTAGTTATATACTGTATTTGCTGATGGACTACTGTCACCCAACAATAGAGTATTACCAACACCTACTTGAATCTGACCACCAGAAGTTATACGAAGTCTTTCTGTATTGGTAGTTTTAAAACTAATGGGTCCAGCATTTACATTATTTAAGACTAAATCGTTGCCACTTATACCATAATATATTTCAGCATCAGTAGTCCCATCTAAAGCAGAATATCTTATCGATGGATACGAACTACCTCTTAAAGCAATATTTGGACTACCAGAATCTACAATGTCTAATTTAACTGTAGGATTATCAGTTCCAATACCTAAACCAGTGCTTGTAACTCTTAATTGTTCAGACCCACTATTAGTAAATGCTAACTCACCAGCAGAAGGGAAGAATACTCCAGTGGTTGTATCAACACCAACTATACCAGGAGTTCCTTCAGTTCCATAACCAACTGATACTGCTGTACCAACAGGTACTGCAAGACCATAAGGTACATAAGCAGCACCAGTTCCTTTCTTATTTGTATAATTATCTGCTCTGACTTTGCTATTACCACCCGAAAGAATACCGGGCATATCAACATATGTACCAATACCTAAAATATCAGGAATAAAAGTATCACCATCACCAACAATCAAGTCAGCGTCACCTTGCATTACAATATCAGTGTATTGTGTATATGCAGCTGATGCAGATTCTGGTGGGTCTACAGTAATCGTAGATGCAATCGAAAGATTAGCATTCGTATAATATATCTTATTCAGTGGACTAGAAAGATCTTCTGCCAGAGCAGTACCAAGACCACCTGGAGTTCCAGTCAACTCGGAACCATCACCACGGTATGAGATTGCCGTTAAATATCCTACTCGAATATTAACTGGATTTTCTACATTAGTGACGGCAGAACCAAAACCTGCAAGATTACGAGCTCTTGACATTTTATCTACTTTTTAGTTATTTATCAGGATCCTTTAAGTTAAGAAACTACCGACTGGTAGTGATAGGTTTAAATAGTTAAGAGTCAGTAAAATAATGACCACCGAAAGTGAGCACAAGGTGTGTTTGAGAATTTGTTGTTATATTGTTTTCGTCAATAACGTAATCACCTGTACTGTCATTAGAGTATAGATATACTCCAGCACTGTTTGCCACAAAGCCAACAGAGAGTCCATAAGTAGTCTCTGCTCCCGCCATTGATCTTGTATGAAATACTGGTAACGCACCATTATGATTTGGAACAAAAGGTAATGTTGCTTTAGTAGTATTATCTGAGGTTTTTACTATAGCTACTGCGGCACCGCTGGCAGATCCTGTGTTTGCAGTGTATATATAGCCACTAATGTAAACACAACGCCCTATCTTTGTATATTGAATTTCTGTAGTACTATTATTGGAGCCATCAGTAGATCCAGTTTTTGCAAGTCTCCAATCAGTGATAGTACCTTCTTCATAATCATCAAGAGCATTTGCAGTAGCGGTGTCACCATTGAAAGCAATACCACCACCAGAAAGGAGACGAAGTTCTTCTGTTGCAGAAGCATTACCTCCATTGGTGTAGAAAATCAAGTCGCCAGTATTGGCTGCTGTTCTTTGGACACCTAATTGCACTAAATCTTCATCTGCATCATGATCCGTATAAGATATAAACCCATAATCATTGTTTGACCGCATACTTATGTTAAGGCCAAATGCTCCAGTTGAAGATGATATAAGTTGGAGGGGAGCAGAAGCAGATTTAGTACCAACAGATGTTTGATTTATAAGTACTTGTCCACCTGAAGTTATAGTAAGTTTATCTCCACCTATAAGATTATTGACATCAGGAATTCCATATCCAAAATCAAGTTCTCCATCATTTCTAACAGAAATTCCCCAATAATTAGTTGTCGAGTCATTCTTATTCTGCATTAGCAGATGACTGAATCTATTAACTCGAAATCTTCCCTCACTTTGATTAAGATCTAAACCATTTAGTGGATTAGTAGTTCCGATACCAACCGATCCACCAGTAACATGAATGCCACCCTGGGCGGTGATGATACCAACTGAATCTATATTAGTTACATCTTCATACGACAAAGTACCGCCAATGGATACATTACCACTGAAAGTTGATACACCAGTGACTGTCAGTCCTCTAGGACAGTCTGGAGCACCATTGTCAAAGTGATTGACGATTTCATTGACTTGTATTTTTGACATCTCAATACTTTTTAGTTATTTATTATGCTCACCAAGGTAACTCAGTAATCCTGGTCTTATTTTCTTTTTTTGAAATCTCTGTATCTAAGAAATCAATAATTTTTTGTTCTTTTTCTGACCCCAATCTCTCCTTTACCCAAGTTATAACTTGGGCTTCGGTCAGAGAAGAAAATGGTAATGGACTTGCTGCAGGAGGTACTTTCACATACCTTTCAGTACTTGTACTTAATTCTCCTTTAGTTGCGGAAACTTTATACTCAATATTCCACACCATGCCATCAGATGTGCGTCTTACTAGATTTAAAATGTGCCAAGTGTAATTAGTAGTCATGCTTTTTCTCCTCAGTTAGATTCTAATGTCGAGATTCTTTGTCTTAAAGAATCATTATCTGCTTTTAATTGTTTAATTGCAATCAACATTTCACATAGTACAGCTCTATCTGAAATGCCATCCACTACTTCAACACCTTCATCTAAATCTTCACCATTTTTAGTAACAGGAGTTGTACCATTTCCGACCATATAGCTTGGTTCATCACCATATCCCAACTCACTTCCTGCATCCCACTCCGAATAAGATACTGCCTCAGTAAAACCAATATCGTGAAGTTCTTCTGCAATCAGACCAACAATTTGTTCACCGGTTGTATGATCTGCCCAGGTTTTGGGAGTAATATTCTCAATTCTTGTTAGACCAATACCAACATAATTTGTAATATTATCCTTATATCTTCTAGATGAAGTTGATCTTTGAAGTTCGTAAGCTGTACCAGAACCAGTAATTCTTAACAGATTTGTTGTTGAGGAACTGGTAGTATCGTAAATGAGTTTTGATTTGACTCCCACCCCATCGGTACCACTTATACCGAAATTTGTGGCCCCCGCGTCTTCATAATTAATAGTAATTCCACCTGTACCATTCGCAAGACTGAGTGCATGATTCGTGTTACTATTATTAATACTATAGTCTCCAGGGCTGTCGTTAATAATATTAAGTGCATCGCTATCACCAAGAAATCTGGTAATTTTATTAGTAGAACCGTAAGAAGTTTTACCTTGTATCTCTAGAAAAGCATCATTTCCAGTGTTAGTATTTCTTACTAATTCTAAAGTTCCATTAGCATCTTGAATACTTAAAGTTCCCCAAGTGGTACCTGTGGCCTGATTATTTGAATCAGTGCAATTGTAATTAAACTCTGCGTAACCCCTACCTGAAGCATTGTTATCAGCATTATATGCAACATTCTGACCACTACAGTTAAAATTAAACCAAGAAGTGTCAGGACCACCAGAAAAATATGAGTCATTACCTGCTCCATCCCCAAGATGTAGTATAGTAACACCATCAATTTTCATATCAATAGAACTAACAGATGCTTGATTGAAATGATCTGCAGAAATTGTTAAACCATCTGAACCAGAACCTATTCCAATAAAGTTAGTTCTACCCGTACTAGTTGTATTTACAAATTGAATCGTAGCCTGATCACCTTCTCCATAATCTTTAGATGAAAAAGTTTCAGTTCCTGCAATACAAACAGATGCTCCAGTTGCAAAATCGCCACCAGTACCAGTATCTGAATTGAAAAATGTAGTATGAATACCAATTGATACTTTTTCTGAATCAATATTGACTCCACCTACTCTGAATCCTAATAGAAAATCATCACCTTGTTCACCTAATATATCACCCTCCATAATGAATCTACCTCCAACAGGAGAGGTAGTATTCATTCTCAGTCTTGAGGTACCACCCTGAATGTCCTGAAATCTTATGTTTGGTCCCCCACTTCGGATGTGAAGTTGTCCCTCTGGTACCGAGGTTCCTATACCAACAGAACCACCAGTAACATTCAACCCATTCGTCGCGGTAGTCACACCCGTCAGCACTGGTCCGTGAGTACCAGTCCTACCTGTAATAGAATTTACATTAATTGCTGACATTGTTGATATCTTTTAATTGTATTTATCAGAGGTTACCCAACTGATATAGGTCAGTTACAAGTGTCTTACCAAGACCAACTGTTACTGCTGCACCAGTTTGAACAATAATTCTTGGTTCTTGAACAACAACATAAGAGTGGTCATTACCAGCATTTGTTGTATCAAGTACAATGTTTTCAGTTACATATGTAGTGGCATTAATATAACTGAATGGACTTTTTTGATTGTTTGGATACTTGATAGCAGTACCAACACCAGATGCACCACTTTCAATACTGACATCAACAGTTGTACCATTGACCTTAACAGTATTACCAACACCAATAAAGTTTATGGTTGTAATACCAGTACCAATCTGATTACCACCAGACTGAATACCAACTGCAGAAATAAATCCAGTCGATACACCAGAAACCAGTTCAGTGTCACCTTCTACTATTAAATTACCTCCAACAGTAAAGTTGCCAGGTGCATCTGTTGGAATAACTGCATTAAATGCTTTATATGATACCGCTTCTAATACATCTCCACTCTGAGCTGGAGTTGTTAATACAATATTTGTTCCGTCTGTTCCATTATAATCCTGACTTGTAATCAGTTTTGCACCATTCAGATATAGCTCAAGATACCCGATTTGATATTTTGTCGCGAAAACAAATGAAGTTTGAACACCCGTAGGATTGAATACCTGACGAGCAACAATTACTGATGAATCTCCTGGGTTACGACCTAGATACCCGTTATTACCTAACATCAGGCAACTCCTTCTAAAATACTAAGACTTACATCTAACGCGTTTTCAGTATCACAATAAACCCTAATTTCTTCATTGGGTCTCAGAATTGTTTTACCAGCGTCACTGATAACGAAAGAACTTCCAGTTGGGACGGGAATATCATTTGCAATATTAGCAAAAGTGTTTCCAATACCAATCTCAACAAACAGATTTACAGAGTTACCTGTAAGGTTTGCAAAAGTACCACCTACAAGAATTGATTTCCCCGATGCAGTGTATGCAGTTGTAACCCCCATGAAGGTCACATTCTGATTGGCTGCGATTGAATTGTTTATAGACGACTTATCTACAAGAACCGAACCGGTACCAATTGAATATACTTTCGTTGCACCCCTAAAGAATGTGGCATCAACCATATCACCAACAGATATACCACTCGTTGATATACCAGAAATGGTTGTTGCACCAGCACCAATACTAGCAACTGTCGTTGTTGTCACAATCCCAGCTGATGATGTCAGTTTATTGTTAAATGACTCCGCCATTGTATTAATACTTTTTAGTTATTTATTAAAGTCCACCAAGAGCAATTACCATTGCTAATGAAGGAATAGTGTTATTGTTGACCGTTAGGTTACCCTCAATGTTGGTATCACCCCTAACATCCAAAGTATGTAGTGGGTTTGTGGTACCAATTCCAACCATAATGGTGGAACCAGATGATACAACTGTAAACTGTGATGTAGCAGAACCAACATTTAACTCGGTACCAACATCAATGTTTTGTGCTGTTAGTATACCAGCAAAGACTCCACTACCGTCAGGAAGAACAGTAACACCAATACCAGATGGTCCAGTGGTGTAACCAACATTCAATCCAGTCCTGGCAGTTACAAAACCAACAGCGTCTATACTAGCTACATCCTCATAGGTTAAAGTACCACCAATAGTGACATTACCACTGAATGTTGCAGTACCACCAACAATATTATCAGTGTATATTGTAGTAACACCAATAGATTCTGCACCAGTGATGATACCCAGTGTTGAAACACCAGTAACAACTAAATTTGTAACATTTAGGTCACTAACAGTACCACCAATCGAAACATCACCACTGAATGTTGCAGTGTCACTAACAATGTTAGTTGCATATACAGTACCAACACCCAGAGATTCAGCACCAGTAATGATACCTAGTGTTGAAATACCACTAACAACTAATGTTTCTGCCGAGACATTTGCAGTATTGGCAAGACCAATAATTGTTACTTGGCCGGTTGAGCCACTAACTGAAATATTAGCTCCAGCAACAATAGAAGTAACAATACCTGTGAGTTCAGTACCACGACCATAATATGTCGTAATACCAGCAGATGTTCCAACTGTTGCACCTACACCAGACGATGTAATCTTAAAGTCTGCGAATGAAGATACACCAGCGTTTACATTCAGTTGAGTAACTGAAGCAATACCACCAATAACATTCGTTGCAATACCCGAAAGTGTTACAAATGACTGTTGCGCGACAGTAATTGTGGCGATACCACCATTATTACCACCAGTTGCAGTTACATCAAGTCCTCTAAAGTCAACACCCGAATATGTTATTCCTCCACCAACTGAAGCACCTTCGTCAAATATCAGAAGACCTTCAATGGCACCAGCTGGAGCTGCGGCTAACCATTCTGGTGGTTGATTTGACCCTCTTGATATAAGTGCAAAACCAGTAGTTCCACTTTCAAATGCAGAGGTTATACCTGGTTGTGCCTGATATAGTAACTGACCTGTTGCTCCACCGTAGATATTAGTTGCATTCGTTGCACTGGTGATACCAGTCAGTCCAGTACCAGCACCAGTAAATGTTGTTGCAGTAAGGGCACCAGATACAAAGGTATCAACTAAATTAGAAGGTCCATTGACAGTAAGTGCTGTGCCGACTGTCGCGACACCAGTTATATTAAGATTTCTACCAGTTACTTCATCATATACAAGGTCACCAACAACATTTAGGTTACCACCAACATATAAATCACTGACAAAGGTACCAATACCAGTAAATGTAGAGAGACCAGTTACAGATAATCCATCTGATACGTTCACCGAACCGGCTACATCTAATGCCGATTTTGCACTAGAACTGTTGATACCAACGCGACCAATAACTTCCAACGAAGTTTTGTTGTCACTAAAAGAACTTATACCAATTTTAAAGTTTTTTTGGTCGTTACTAGCGTACTTTGCCATCGTTATTACTGATTAAGTGTCTCTAAGATAGATGAGATGAATTTCACGTCAGTATTACTACTTGATGATATAACAAGAGAATCTCCAGTTTCAAGAACAAGTTTACCTGCTAGAAGATTTGCGGCATCATTTGCTGGTACTGGGAAACCTTTTAAAATTTCTGTGGTTACAGCAATACCTGCGGATGTTCTCTCATGAGAAAAACTGATAGTTTGTGTGTCACTACCAATATTGGTGGTTTGTGCTAAAAGGACAATAGCACTATAGCCAGTAGGTGCCGTGTAGATACCTACCGTATTGAGTCCGACAACACCTGTGATTGTCTGATAATTGTTAAGGGCTAATGCCATTTTATGAGTCTCCTCCTAATGCGAGAATGTAAGGTGTGATGTTGGCAAATAGGCTTCTGTTGTAAGCATCACCAGTAATAGATCCTTCAAGTTGATTAATAATAACTCCTTCACCAATCTTAAAGTTACCTGCTTGATCGGTAGAAGTAAAGATGACCAAACCACCATTCTTATTTACAATTTCATTCTCTGGGATTGCTACACCACCTCTTTGTGGGAGAGCGGTAAGAGCAGTATTACCAGAACCGATATATTCAAATGCTTGAGATGAAGCAAGTACTCTACTTTGTTTGAAGAAAGGAACAGTAGTTCCAACACCAACCGCATAAGGTACATTTTGAGTGAATGTGACCGTAGTGATACCACCAATAACTGGAGTTGCACTGCTGACCACATAGTATGTAGGTAAGACATCAGGGGTGCCTGTAGCGGACCCAGTGAAGGTTACAGTCGGTGTTCCTGTATAACCCCTACCATTAGAAATCATGTCTACAGATGTCACAGAACCACTTGTCAGTCGTGCAACACCTGTTGCTTTAACTCCCCATGATTCTGAAGGATCAGAGAAGGTAACTGTTGGTGCTGTTGTGTAACCAGAACCACCACTGGTGATATTAACACCTTTAATAGTGTTATAAATTGAATCAAGATATACAACCTGACCATCATAAGGTAGTGTTGTAAATATATTTGTGTTACCACCACTATCATAACCATGAGTCAGGGTCGAAACACCAACATAGGTCTTAAATGTAGTGGTATTTGTTACTTCATTAACCGTGAATACTCTACCGAAGTTGTCGGGGAATGTTGCCAGGTTTGCTGGACCAACATTGATAGTGATTGTATCCGTAGTTACTGCATCAACACCAAGTATTCTACAAGATGCTGGGTCAGTGTATGCAGGATATGAACGAATAGATGTGTTATTATCTTTGGTGCAAGTGAAACTTACAGAATTGTCTGTAAGAGTAATCAAACTATTTGCTCTCTTCACACCACCAGCAGTAGCAGAAACCCAAGTATGTGGATAGTTTCCAGTAGTTGTAGCACCAATAAAGACAGTGAATGTAGTAGCATTAGTTACAGTAACTTGCTTCCACTTATTGAATACTGGGTCAGTTGTTCTTGGATATGTAATCTGAGCAGTGTTACCATCAGATGTACAAGTGAATGTAAGTGATTGCTTGTCAAACTTAACAAGGTCACCAGTTGTCATACCATGAGCACCTGTGGTTACAACAGTCAGAAGACCAGTTGTAGGTTCATAAGTTGTTCCAGAACCAGCAGTAAGTGCAGTTGCAGCAGTCAATCCATGTGTTGTATTGACATCTAAGACAAGAGAACCAGTTGGTCCATCATAAGTTGTTCCAACAACAGCAGTGTATGATGCAGCCTTTGTTCTGGCTACAATAGCATCAGTAACACCACTAATCCAAGTATGTGTGGAAGTGTCGGATGACTTACCAATATTCAGTGTAATTGTATCTGTAGTTATTGCCTCAACACCAAGTACCTTACCGGATGCCGGGTCAGTTGAACGTGGGTAATCATGGTTAGTTGCATTACCATCCAGAGCACAGGTGAATCTTACACCACCATCTGCAATACTGATGAGACTGTTTGCTCTCAGAATGCCATTAGCAACAGCACTTACCCAAGTGTGAAGGGAAGTATCAGAAGACTTACCAATGTTCATGGTAAATGTAGTGGTATTTGTTACTACAACTTGCTTCCACTTATTGTTTACAGGGTCAGTTGCTCTTGGATAGTCATGATTAGTTGCATTTCCATCCTTAGCACAAGTAAATCTCAATGAACCCTCAACAATCTTGACATAATCACCAGTGGTCATACCATGAACACCAGTTGTGACAACAGTTAAGATACCAGTTGATGGATTATATGCTGTACCTGTGGTAGCAGTAAATTCACTGTCTGCTGTTTGACCATGACCTGAACCAATGTTCAGAACCAGAAGACCAGTTGCAGGGTCATATGTTGTACCTGTTGTAGCACTAAATCTATTTGATACTCCAGTGTTTGTAATACTATTAGTAACACCACTTGAGAATGTATGTGGATATGCAGGACAAGTGAATCCGAGACCAGCAAGGTTAATACTCATTCCTTTAGTATAACCATGTGCCTTCTGAGTGGTTACAGTAGTGAGACCAGTTGATGCATCGTATAATGCATTCTGAACAGATATTGTTTCGGTACTGATATCGATTGGGAATGAATTTGACCCGGCAGATGTAAATTCAGTAACAGTTCCAATAAAGTTTGTTGGACCAATACCATCAGCAACAAGACCCAATCTACCAAAGGAAGAGTTGGAGTTTGTCAGGTCACATTGACCACCATTAATACAAACAATACTCTGATCATTGTAGATTGTGAAGATTGAAACTAACTGAGCATAACCTTCATTAGAGATTGAAACACCAATACCACCCTGATTGAGTTGAGTATAGGAGTCAACGTTCATTGCTCTGGTGTCACCAATAACATGAGCACCATCAATCTTCATACCAATACTATTGGAGATAAAGTTTGTACAGTTTCTAATGTATGGACCTTGTGTTACATAAGATGGTTTGTTGGGGTTGAATGCGATAATTGCTTTACCTTCATTCAATGAACCCGTAAAGGACATATTCTCAACATAACTACCATTCGCAACATAGATGAGGTCTTCATCAGGGTTTTGTGGAATGATTGAGACTTCTCTTAAACTATCACCAAGAAGTGTAACTTGTTCTGGGATAATGATTGGATTATTTTCTGAATAATTACCAGCAGAAATTCTAACGACCGTACTTGCTTCTGCAATCGTAAGAGCAGAACCAACAGTTCTCTTTGCGGTAGAGATTAGATAACCATCATTCTCATCATTACCATCAGGTGTAACATAGATTTGGTTGGTAACAGATACCAGACCAACAACACCAGTCAGGTTTGAACCATCACCATAGAAGGCTGTAGCACTTACAATACCCGTTGTAGGATACATTGTAATGGCTGCACCTACCGATGCAATACCAGAGATATAAACATCACTCAGGAAGGTTGAGAACCCAGCGAGAGTAGAAACACCACTTACATATAAATTATCGGTTATGGTAGTGAAACCAAGAGTTGATGTACCAGTTACATTGAGTGTTGATGCAGTAACGATACCTGAGAAGATTGCATTACCATCAGTTGTGATTGTGGCTCCAATGCTAGTAGTAGAACCACCACCAACAAGTAATGTACCAGTTGTGGTAACACCAATGACTTGGAGAGATTGTGTAGTGGTAACACCAGTAACACCGAGTGTTGCGATAGTCGATACACCAGTTACCTCAAGGAACTGTGCTGTAGAAACTCCAGTAACACCAAGAGTTGCAACTGTACCAACACCAGTTACTTCAAGGAACTGTGCTGTAGAAACTCCAGTAACACCAAGAGTTGCAAGTGTTGTTACACCAGAGACATTTAATGATTGTGAATCAATAACTCCATTGACATCTAACAGACCACTTATAGTGGTCATACCAGACAGTTGAGTTTGATTAGTAACTGTAAGGTTATTTGGGATAGTTACATTGGTATCAAGACCAACCGTTACGGTTTGACCAGAACCAATAGTATAGATTTCATTTGTTGTACCAACTACACCCAGTAATTGACTGTCAAGGTCAACAACAAATGTACCAGTATCAGCCGTACCATCAAGGTCTTGTGCAGTTACTTGTGCATCAACATATGCCTTAATTGATTGTTGAGTTGCAAGTGCCTCGTTACTATTTGAAACAAAGGTATCTTCATCCAGAATGGTAGTAACACCAACTGTTGCACCAGCTCCTGTACCTACCTTCAGAGTTGCAATGGTAGAAACACCAGTAACAACCATATTGGCTGCAGTTGTTACCCCAGTAACACGAAGGTCATTATCTACAACTACATTACCACCACTCAGTGTGGTAATACCGGTAACTTTAAGTGAATTGGTATCAACAACACCACCAATGGCACTCGTAGAGATACCAGATAGTCTTGCATATCTGACATCTAGATTTGCTTTAGGGTCAATCCAATTTGGTGCTGATGTACCCTGACCTAAAAGAAGATTACCTGTGGGACCAATTGGTAGGAATGCAGTCTGATTTTGACCTGATTGATAAGGAATTCTACCAGCAGAACCACCTCTTAAGTTGGTTGAGATACCTGAACTGTCTGCATACGAGACATTAATTGCTGCAAGTGATGTCCAAACAGGAGTTCCAGTTCCTTGTGATTGAAGAATTTCTCCTGCTGTACCTGATGCAGTGAATGCAGTATCATTTGGACCAACCTGATACAAAACAGCACCAGCTGTGCCACCTTTTACATCAGTTGCAAGACCAGAATTAGTTGAATACCCAGAAACTACAACTCCATTTGCCGAGATTGTAAGTTTACCCTTACCAGATAGTGGTGAAATCTGGATACCAGGACCAGGTTGAATTTCAGTTACAATACCTGTTAGATTTACTCCATCACCAAAATAAGTTGCGTTGGTGATAATACCGGCAGTGGTGATACCAGTAAGAGTTGAATTGAATAATGATGCACTATTGGTTGCGTTAAGAAACTTTGTAGTTAATCCTCCACCAACTAGAACATTGTTTGTTACCCCGATACCCAGTGCAGTAAGTATTCCAGTAACAGTGAAGTTTCCACTTACAGTAGAAGGACCTACAATAATAGGACCACTGTTATTGAACCTATTGGCTATCTTGTCGGCCCTAAGTAAAGACATTATCTATAATGTTTTATCCGTTGTTTTTATTTATACCCGATACATATAAATATTTTTCAGGTATGATGATATATCATGAAAAAAGGCGAATTCTGTCCGTTAATTCAAAAGAAATGTGTTGAACATAAATGTGCCTGGTATACATGTGTAAGAGGAACAAATCCTAATACTGGGGAAGAGATTGATGATTGGCGTTGTGCCGTATCATGGATGCCTATGATGACAGTAGAAATCGCACAAAAGTCAAATCAAACTGGAGCTGCTGTAGAAAGTTTCAGAAATGAAGTAGTAGAAGCAAATCATCAAAACCAACAACTTTATGCTCATGCCCTTCAACAGGGAATTAATGTTGCTCAAATAACTCCCCTGAACCCCCCTATGATTGGAGGTGAGTAAGAATATTTAGTCCTTTCTACAGACGATAATATCGATGTACTGAACACGGAAGTCCATGTTATTTACATTTCCTGCACTACCAACAGTAATTGTATGTTGGTGGTCTGCGTTTTGAGCATTGATACTAAGGTTGTGACTATGAGTTGCGTTTGCTGCATTCGTACTAACACTATGACTATGTGCGGCATCACCAGTCTGCACATTCGGGTTTGAATAACCAACATCTTGTTTGTTATAACCGATATTAGTAATGGCTTCTTTTCCACCATCAGAGTCAAAGTCTCCTTTGCTCCAGTTGATACCTGAAAGGAATCTACCGTTTGCACCACCTTGATTAATTCCATGATTATGAGGTACATTTTGGTAAGCTGCATTTCCATTGTGACTATGATTTGCGTTAGCATTTACAGCTTCTCCACCATGGGTATGATTGGCGGATTGGTCTCCAGCATTTGCATTATGATTATGAGTAGGTACTGGAACAGACCTTTCAGAAAATGCACTGGTGAAAGTATTAGTACCACCAGAACCACCACCAGAACCAGAAACAACACGCAATGTTTTGTTATTATCATTAGTTAGTTTTGTCCAACCATTTGGTGCAGCTGCCTGATAGAACAACATTTTTGAACCAGGAGGAATAAGATTTCCTACTGCATCGTATAGTTTCTTAAACGCCCCAACACTTGGAGGTTGAACAGTTGAAGTACTTGTCGGTGGATATGCATTCTTAACTATAACTGCACCTTGAATCGCAGTTGTTGCAGAAGGAAGTCTTGCAGGAGAAATCGTACCCGTAGTAATCTTATCGCCAGCAAGATTAGTAAGACCTGCACCATTACCGGTAAAGTTTCCTACAGTCAGTCGATTAGTACTTGGATTATATTTAAATTGTCCACTACCAGAATCAATATATGGTCTTTGATAACCAGCAGCCTGATTGGTACTGAATAATACTTGATAGTCTAAATTAGAACCCGTTTCATCTACATTGATGAAATCAGCTCGATTTGAAATACCAGAAAAACTGCTACCAGTAATAGTTGTCGTTTCGATATTTTGAACACTGAATGTTCTAGTAGATGGATTGTATGCAAGTTGGTTTGAACCACTATCAATATAAGGTCTCTGATATCCAGCAGCCTGATTAGTACTGAACAGTATCTGGAAGTTAGTATTAGTATTAATTTCATCTACATTGATAAAATCAGCATTCAACGAAACACCAGTCAGATTACCAGTTACATCACCAACCAAATCACCAACAATGTTTGAAACGGAGAATGTATTTGTTGATGGGTTATAGGTTAGTTCATTACTTTGAGTATCAATATAAGGTCTTTGGAAACCACCACCTTGATTGACACTAAACAATACTTGATGATTAGTGTTTTGACTATTGGTGTCTACATTAATAAAGTTCGCGTTTGTTGCAATACCAAAGAGATTACCAATGATATTTTCAACAGTAAGAGTTTCTGTAGATGGATTATATGTTAGATGACTATTATTAGTGTCAATATACATCCTCTTATAATCAGTTGCACCTTGTTCACTAAAGATGACCTGAAAATCGGTATTGGTGTTTATCTCATCTACATTAATGTTATCTGCACCAGTAGCAATACCAGATACATTACCTACAAATCTAGTACAAGATAGTACATTTGTAGAAGGAACATATGTTAATTGATTGGTGTCTGAGTCAATTAGGTGAAGTGGGTAGTTTGAACCCAGACCCACATTATTAACAAAAGAAACCTGATGTGTAGCACTACTACTTGTAGTCTGAACACTAACTCTATCTGCACCAGTAGAAACACCAATAATAGCAGTCTGGTCCTGTCTGACGGTAACAATACCAGCACTTACACTAAAATTATTACTCTTGATGTTGTTAATTGTACCGATACCCGATACATAGATGTTCTCAAAGTCTGCATAACCATTACTATCTAATCTTTCTCTGACTGTTGCAACACCAACATCAATCTGTTTACCATTATTATTCAGATAGATTGTTGCTCCCATACCGGCAACATTAGATGCCTGGTAGAAAAGTTTATTTGGAGCATTAAATGGAACTCTAATGGTTAGAATACCAACCTGAGTACCATTACCATCTACACCATTACTGTAGATATTATCTAAGTCTGCGGTAGGTGCAGTCTTAATATAGAATGGGAAACCACCAGAATCTACATGGAATTCATACTTATTACCTCTAATTAAGTAAAGTTCTGGGTCATCGGTATTTTGAGTAAAACCAATACCGGGAGGGTCACCTGCAGTTAAGAACCTAAATGTATCACTATTAACTTCTTCTAATGTAAATTTGGTGAATATTTCTGCATCATTTGCGACTAAATTATTGTCTACAGTTACATTCGTAAACCCAACTGTTCCACCAGCAGAAATTTGACCTGTTAAAGATGTTCCTTTGATATTACCAGTAACTGTCAGGTCACCATAAACATACTCTGCAGTCTGACCAATCGAAACTGGTCCGATAACATCGAGAGTATATGCAGGGATTGCAGAATTGATACCAACTTTTTTGGTAAGAGTAGAACTCGTAAATACTGTCCCACCAACACCTACATCAAGACCAATATTAGATGTAGATACACCAGTAGTTACAAGTCTTTGTGCACTAATAGTAGTACCAACAGCTAGTTGTTTACTGACCTCAGTATCACCAATAATTACAAGTTTCTTGTCTGGTGTTGTAGTTCCAATACCAATTTTGTCACTATTGGCATCAGCATAGATTAAATTTTCATTGACTTGAATGCCATTTCTTATGACAAAATCCTTATCTACTGCCATTTATCTTGCTAATCAGGAATTATTATTTTTATTTATCAACTGATAACTCCGAAGGTTCTCCACTGATTGTTTGTTGTGTAGACCCAACCAACTGTTCCACTGTTCTCTGGATTTGCGTTGAAGACGATATCTCCAGGAGTACCAGCCTCTGTTGGTATGGATATACCTACAGTCAACTTTCTTGAAACTTGGGCATTACCTTGAATAAAGACACTATTAGTTTCAAACCCTTCATCTGATGTACTGATAACTTTTTTAGTAAATTCTACAGGTCCATTGAACTGAGAAAGAATATTACCTTTGTCACCACCATCAACCAGTACATTTCTTTCAATTTTAACGATAGAAGCCTCAATATAATTGAAGTCAGATACATCATCAGAAATACCACTTGAATAGGGGTCTTCACCAGTATAGGTTTGAACCGGAGTATCAAATACTTGTTCTCTACCAGTGTTAGAAGCAATTCTCTTGTTACCAATGAAGAAGTCACCTCTATCATTCATACCAGTGTAGTTGACAACACCACCGGCAATTGTTTGTGATTGTGCATTAATCTGTTGAGATAATGTAAGTCTCTTTGTCTGTTTATCGGGGAATGCAGTCGAGTAGTTACCAGGACCGTAACCAATATATTCAAAGGTATGACCAGATGCCCTGATGATTGAGTTTCTTCTAAATTCAACCGGGAAGAACTTAACCCGAGTAATAACTGAACCTACCACATGAGTATTTGCAATAGAACCATATACACCTCTAAACACCTTAAGTTGTGTAGTTCCACCTACTCTACTCACAGTAGTTTTAATTCTCATCAACTCATCATTAACTCTAACAAAATCACCAATTCTGAAGTTATAATCAGTCATGTTATTGACATTAATGGTGTCAGTTGTTTTACTCGTAATTGCAGAATTAAGTGTGGTCGAGATACCTGCATAGATTTGACTTTCTCTACCAGACAGTCTTCCGTTTCTTGCAATTAAGTCACCAAAGTTTCCAGAAGAACCAGATGGGAATAGTTGAATATTACCATTAATTGCTGGAGTAACTGTATTGATACCTACATCGAGAACTACCGTAGTCAGTCCAATTTTATCGATACAAACAAACGAACCATTATAGAATGTTTGACCTGCACCACTTACAATCACAGAATTATTAACTCTAAAGTTATTATTCAGTTTTGTTGTTATGGTCGCAATACCGACATCTTTGTTGTAAACGAAACTTTCACTATCGAACGACGGTCCAATAATAGAGAAACCACCACCTAATACTTTATCTGGACCAAGACCCAATGTTGTAATACCAGGAGAACCTAGGACTGGAGTTACTTCAATCTGATTAGTGTCTGAAATTGCAGAAATTCTATAGGATTGATTATAACTTCTACCATCATAATCATTAATACCTGTTAGTGTAAGAGTGTCTCCTCTATTATCATAAATTTTATTAACACTACCAGTGGCTGCACTGAATCCAGTTGTTGTTGCAATACCAACAACTCGGAAGTCATCACCAGCTGCAAATGCTGAACCACCATCCATAATCTGAACCTCAATAATCTCACCTGCAGATGTACCATCAATGGTGACTAATGCAGTACCAAAATCACCAATCGATCCACTAGTGATGTTTTGAAGTTTTGCGTTATAGTAATACTGAATTGCGTTTGTACCATCACCATACCCTGCACCCGGATTATTGATAGTCGGAACAGTAATTCTATTCAATCCATGGTCATATTGGGTAAAGATTGTATATGCAGTTCCCACATTATTTGAAATAATTCCAGTAATTGCAACACCAACTTGTTGGAACATCTCTTCCAATGTTTCGCCGGTGATACTATTCTTAGGGTCATTAATTACAACTTCACCGATGTTATTAGAAAGTGCATAACATGCAGCTGATGGTGCCTTAGTTACAGGGTTATCTCTATCTAACTGTGGATAATAATTAGTGACTGGTTGTGAGAAAGCATAATCATCATTATTGAATGGAGAAACCTTTGGTTCATTTGCAGAATTGATTATCGACAGGTGATAAACACCATCCTGTTCTCCATTGATATACTCATTAATAGTTTGTACATCGTAAACATAGAAATCTTTGTCAAAGTTTCTTCTAGAGAAAGTTGGAAGAGCAGTAGTTCTCTGTGAGGTATCATTAATAAATGTACCGGCAGAAAGAGGAATAGAGTTTACCGTGAAGGTTTTTGCACTTGTAATTCCTGTAACTTCATACGTACCATTATAACCAGAGTTACCCGTACCAACTGTTGGGAACAAAGTACTTCTTACATTATCAATAATAACAGTAGAACCAATAGAAAGTCTATGTGGTTGTTCTGTTGAGTAGTATGTAATTCCGGCTCTATAATCAACACCAGAGATGAAACTAAAGTTTCTCATCTGAGAGTCATTACTCATCGTCACAGAACCTGGATTAAACTCCAATGCAACTTCTGTGTTAGTTGATCCAGTAACATCACTCGATTCTTGAAGAGTAAAACCATCCAGTGGTTGTCTTGCAGAAGATATTCCAGTGTTTGCAGGAATAACAAATCTCAATTGATGAATTCTATCATCAGATTGTCTAGAATCTTTCTTTCTAATGATATATGTTCTAGAAGTAATATTTCCAAGTCCACCACCATTTAGTTTAGAGAACAAATTGTTCTCTGTTGATGCGGATGATACATTCACATACCATTGTGATTCATCAACATCGTATTGAACAGGGTGTCCTACATCACCAGGATCTTTATCACTAACTCTACTCTCTACAATAATCGTATCACCAAGATTGTTAATACCAACCTTATTACCAGTCAAAGAATCATTGAATGATTGTGCCAATTGTATTTGATTTGAGGGTAGACCATCAACAACAGCAAAATAAACTCTATTACTCTCAAGACCATCAGGAAGTCTTCCATCATTTGAAATGGTTCTTACAGTCTCACCCTGTTTAAACTGATGGTCTTCAGTGAACATCAAAGTAGAGTTTGTAATACTATTACCAGTAGAAACATTTCTTCCGATTCTGGCAAGTTTTCTTCCAGTTATTTTCTTTGTTGCATATGCAGTATCGTCCATGACGACCTTTGCTCTAAAGACTTCAGTCTGTCCTCCTACTGGAATAACAACATTCAATGTCTCGTTATTGTTTGCACCAAATCTATAACCATTAACTGTACTTGGTGGTAGTACATCCTCATTAGTATAATTATAGAGATACATTCTACTTGTATCTGCAACACCTACAGTTTTTGAGATATCGATTGAAGGATATTCAATTGTAGTAAATTGTGGTTTCAGTGATTGTGGTGGAATGATTTGTGTGATATATCCAACATCATCTTGAGCAAATGCCAAATCTCTATAACCTCTAGAGATAAGTGCAGATTGACCGAAGTTTGAGTTAGAGTTTGTAACTGAGAAGTCACCACCAGATTCTGTTAGGAATTGTTCAGCATAACCAATAGCAAAAATAGAAACCAACTGAATCAAAGAATTGTTCGATGCCTTGATGTGGTAACTTGAATATTCGGGTTTATATACTGCATCAATATCTGTATGTAAATTGGCAATTACATTAGAGTCATCAAATGAACCACTCGTAGTATTATACTTTACAAAAGCTCTATCATCAACTTGAAGCCCAATTCCAGTGAATTGTGCAACAACCATTGACTTAAATCCATCTGCCTTACTGCCATCAGCATGCATGCCACACATACCATAAACAGATCTCTGTGAGACATTGAAGATGTATGGTGATGCACTGGTTACAGTATCAGAAGAAAGTTCTACAGAAGAACCTAGAGGATTTGGTAGTGCATTGGCGGGAGGTACTGGAAGTTCATATGTAAACTCTGTAACACCATCTGCATCAGTATCCAACACTTGGTTGACAAGGTATGTACCATTATATCTTGTATCGGTTACATTGTTGATAATAACATTAGTATCAACATTTAGACCAAAAATACCACTAGAAAGTTTAACATTAACATCTACGGAGGATGTCACACCATCACCAGCCTTGATACTACTGATACCGACTGAACCAGATACTGGTCCAACAATACGGTACTCATCAATCTTGGGTTGAATATCTACACCTGCATTTGGATAATCAGGTTCAATTTCTCTTCCACTCGCAGAACCATATGCAATACCAACCTTTTCATAATACATGTCTAGATCAGTACGATCTGTAACATAGTTAATGAAATCATCATTAATGTTTACATTATTCTTACCATCTGCATATTCAAAACAGGTAAGTTTATGGTGAGAGAATGTTGGTTTGAATGTAGAAGGACTGTAATCTTTATATGCGGGTCTCTGTGTGTCTGCATCCTTCAAGGTAAACTGGAACATGTAACATCCACCAGTCAATCTGAAGATTGCGGATCTTTCGATTAAATTGTTTTCTGGATTAGGAACATAGATTGGTCTGATAACAGTCTTTCTTAAGTCCTGACCAATAATGGACACACCTCTGGGGATAATAACTCCACCATGAATACTATTCAGTTTGTAAAGAATATTGTTACCATCTGCAATATCAAAGTTTGATGTATTACTGAATGACTGGAAATCATTTGAATTAACACCACTTCTCAACAAATAAGTACCTGACCCTGTTGGAATCCAACCAGGTCTATTATCAATATAATGTGTACCAGGGAACAGATAGATTGAAGTTTTCTCAAATCTATCGTTATCAAGACCTCTCTGATAAGAAAATCTAGAGGCTTCAATCAATGCTCTTTGTAGAGTTCTAAATGGTCGAGCAAAGGAGTTCCCTTGGTTCTCAATACCATCTGTTGCATCCAAATTACTTGGATCAACATATAAAATATTTCCTTTTACGTTCTTTAGAAAGTTATCTAATCTTGAGAGAGGCATCTTTCTCGCACGACATATCTATTATTAGATATTTATTACATAAAAAAACCACCCAGAATACTGGATGGTTGATTAACACAATAGAGTGCTTCCTTCACACGGTCTTTATATTATATCATGGATTAATATCTGTGTCAAGTAAATATTCTACAGTATTTGCCACATCATTCATAGCATCCCTTAAGTCTTCCTGACCACCTGAATGTTGGTCATTCGAATCTATATCAGAGACAAGAGACCATCTCCATTCTCTCATAGGTTCGGAGTACCAAAGTTGAATATTCATTCTACCCCTTTATTTTATATAGGAATCTTTATAAGGTTCTCTCTAATCTATTTGTTGCCTGGTCAGGAAAGTCTCTCGGACGACTATCAGTTGCATTATCAGTTCTAGGTGAACCTTCGTTTGCCTTCATTGTATGTTGGTAGTTGATTCTCTTGTATCTAATACAGAATGGATCAGGCATCCAGTATGTTACTTGCCAATCAATTGATGAATTTAACTCTAGATGTTTTTCTACAGAATGGTTGAAGATACCAATCTGAATATACCCATCATGAGTAACACATCTACCATTACCAATGTCAACTACAAATAATTGTGTCATTCCTCCGACCAAGTAGGAGGATGAAACACACAATACTCATTGAAGGTAATTTTCATCTCCTTTTGAGTTAAGTTGCAATTCTTTGCTGCCTTGGGAAGATTCCATTTGGCAGAGAACAACATTTCCATAGACTGACGGGTTTCTGGTCTCATATTCGTAACAGTTTAGAATTTCTTCATAAAGGTCTGGACAGTTCATTCTGCAGAAGTAACCAAAGGTTCTGCATAAACAATCTCGTCCTCCTTGATCAATGCACGTACCAACTCAAGAACATTCATAAACTGTTCTACAGTCTCACATTCGACATCTCTACTGTTACCTTCACTTGAGTAAAGATAAAACTTACGAAGACTTGTGTCAACCACAACACGGGTCAGAAAGTCTTGGTCTTCTTCTTGTGGTTTGTAGGTCATTGAACTCCTGTCTACTCTAGTAGTATAACGGTTTTGGGATGCTCTGTCAACGGGTAGTGGACAGTTCTAATATGGTCCACCGTTGGCAGGGTCTTTTAGTATGTCAATTGCTGCATTGTTTGCGTTAATCGTTGTTTGAATATCGACATTAGTTTTTTCAAGTGTCCAAATATTTACAGAAGCACCCTTCTTGTATCCCTTGATAGTAGAAGAACCATTATTATACGATGAAATACCTGACCTACCACTCGTAACTGAGACAATTAGATTATCAATATTATTCTTTTGAGTGGAACCAGATATTGTATTAAATGCATAGACCCTGCCGATAGAATTTATCGAATCGTATGAGTCCACGAAGTTTCCATTTGGATTATTTCCATTTTCTAAAGAATTTGAATAGAAGGTATTTGCAACACCTATACCCTTAGTCGAATTATTCAATATCTTTAACTGTAAATCTGCGAAAGGATTATCGACAGAAGTATTTGCAGGTTCTAAATCTGGATAATATGTCACAATAACATTATCATTATATACTTTTCCACTACCAACATAGTTTAAAGAACCCAGTGAGGTAAATGCAATACCTGCAAGATATACTGTTGCCCCTATACCAAAACTACCACTTACATCCTGTATAATAACACTAAATGCCACACCAACTTGAGAAGTTTCTTGAATAGCAACTGTACCAGAACCTCCTGTACTTGAAGTTACTGTAGACCCAGAAGTAAAGTTGGTTGCAGATTTTACAGAGAGTGCACTAAAGTTCAAGTTATTCATTGCTTGAACTGTTGACAACACTCCATTGTATAATGTTGTTGTTGCACTAGTAGCATTACTAGTTGTTGCATAATATTTTGGATGGGACTCAAAAACACTCGAATTACCATTTGTGACAATACTATTCTTATTAGTATTGATTGGAGTCAATTCAGTTATGACTCTATCATCAAGTGCAACACATGGTTGAAGCCATTGATTGTATCTGTCTTTATTCGTACCAAGTGTTGTATTGTTACTGGATAGGTCCAACAATTCTTGTTGGGAATTACCTGATGCAGATAAAAGACCTATTACTGGAGTCTCTTCTGCGTATGTTGTTACTGCAAATCCCATTATACTCTCCTATCGTAATTGTATCCAGCAATAGAATACTGACTTGAATCTCCAGGATAATTTGCAGGTGATTCTCCTTCATATTCTACATGTAAGTTTTCTCCGAGACGATTTGCCCACACTTGGTAATAACACTCAATTGGTCCACCTTCACGGTTTTTTATCTCAATTTTCTTACCCCAACTAATATTATCTACATACAGTTCTTGATAAGAACCAATGGGGGTCAGATTAACTGAAATACTATCTTCATCAATCAAACCTTTCCAATAATTAGGAAGAGTAATTGAGGTTCCTTTCAATTTACCTCTAATATAAATTGGTCCATTCTCAGGACCCTCAACACAAATATGTCTAAGTCTATGACCTTCCTTATTTGGATGAGGGATATCAAATCCTTTTGCTGATGCCGGCAACTTATCGTTAATGGCACCTGCCACATCACCAACACCAGATAGAGACATTCCACCATTAAATGTAAACAATCCATTACAAGTAAGATCACCAATTGTAGTGATATTCCCGATTGCCCTGAGATTACCTGTTAAATTAGTTTGTGCAGCAAATACATTAAAGACTGGAATATTACCATAAGACGCCTCCAAAGTCATCATTGCGGTACTTATGTAATCACAATGAAAACCGACATAATCTGCTTCATTATTAAACAAGTATGCACCAAGGTCTAAGTTTTTAAATGAAGTGTCAAAA